CAAGTTAAATCTCTACCAGCCGTATCAGGATTGTCAAATTTTACGTTGTCTGTAAACTGTGCTCCGTAACTTGTAGTCTCAAACTTTTTACTGCCGTTGTGATATAACTCAACTTGAGCATTAGGAGAACAAACAATACTTTGTTCACTATTTTCAGCTTTTATATTAATTCCACTTCCACCACCAAATATATTTAAACTACCTGTAATGTTTTGAATTGAGGCATTGGAACCATCATGATAAATTTTAAAATCTCCATTGGTTGTATTTCCAAATGCTATTGTTTCAGCATCTCCCAGAACTAAACCATCAGAAGTTAATTTTCCTGTAACCGTAGCTCCAGCACTTGTAGTCTCAAGTTTTTTGCTGTTATCGTAATAGAGTTCTGATGCTCCGTCTTGAATTACATTTATACCATCTTCTCCGCTTTTTGGTTGTAACTTTATTTGACCACTAGCTGCTTGATTCCTTATATGTAAATTGCCATCAGTATTATCTATTAATCCGATACTACCTGTATGAGAAAACTCTAAATCATCTCCAGTACCGAGTTTTATCTTTTCATTGTCCTCCATATCTATTTCAGAAGGAGCTATAGTTTGATCTGCTACAAGAGCAACAATCTCACTAGCTGTCTGGTCTGCTGTTGCGTTGCTTTCTATGCCGTCTAATTTAGTACCATCAGTAGCGACATCTCTACCATCTACTGTGCCTGTAACAGTTATGTTTCCTGTTACATCAATACCAGCACCAAAGTCTGTATTACCAGCTATAGTTGTTGTTCCATCTGAAGCTATTGTTAATCTATTTGTTGTATTTGTTTGATCTCTTATTCTAAACTCACCTTGAGATCCAAAAATACTAAAGTCTGAATTACTATCTGTATCAATTAAAGCTATAGATGGTGCAGTATTTGATATTGTTAAATCACCAGTTAACGTACCACCAGCAAGAGGTAGTTTGGTTGCTATTGAGTTGGTAACTGTTGTCGAGAAGTTAGCATCATCACCTAAAGCTGCTGCCAGTTCATTCAGTGTGTTTAACGTACCAGGTGCAGAATCAACTAAGTTTGCTATGGCTGTATCTGTATAAGCTGTTGTCGCAACTTTTGTAGAGTTATCACTTGCTGATTGGGTCGTTGCTGTTACTCCATTCGTCAATACACCAGAACTAGAAGTCAAGCCACCAAATAAAGTATCTCTAGCTGCAATATCAACTCCATCAACTGTACCAGTAACTGTAATATTGCCAGTTACATCAAGTCCAGAACCAACGTCTAGGTTTTCAGCTACATCTACTGTTCCATCTGAAGCTATCGAAAATCTAATAGCAGAGTTAGTATCATCTCGTATTTTAAACTCACCGCCATTTATTATTACTGTGTAATCTGGATTGTTGTCAGTGTCGGTAAAAACTATTTTAGGGTTTGCATCTGAAATTGTTATATCCCCAGATGCAATGGTTCCAGTTGTAACTATATTCTGCGATCCAAAGTTGGGAGAAATCTTTGTACCTGCTATCGCTGCACTTGCATCTACGTTTGAGTTAACAATACCATTGCTATCTAATAATGTTTTTATCTCTGCTGCTGTCTGATCTGCGGTGGCTGCTGTTTCTATTCCATCAAGTTTAGTCTTAAGTGCATCTGTAAAGTTATTCTGCGTTAGCCCTCCATCTCCTACAGATAATTTATTGGTCAGATTTGTATATGAAATATCAATATTGGCAGAACCATCAAAAGACGTACCAGCAATAGTTCTTGCATTAAGTAATGTCGCTGCTGTAGAAGCTGCAATACCAAGAGCATCTATATCAGACTTAGTTTGGTCAGCAGTAGCATTTGACTCAATACCATTTAATTTTGACAGTAGAGCATCAGTAAAAGCATTGGTATCACTATTACTTTCGTAAGCAGTTTTTATTTCGCTTGCAGTTTGATCTGCTGTCGCACCTGTCTCAATACCATCTAATTTAGTTCCGTCAGTAGCTACGTCACGACCATCAACTGTTCCAGTAACTGTGATATTGCCCGTAACATCAAGCCCTGCACCAACGTCTAAATTTCCAGTTACTTCAACTGTGCCACTAGAAAGAATTTTAAACCTACCAGCAGTATTAGTTTCGTCAAAAATTTTAAAAGTACCATTCTCATTTCTTATTGAAAAATCATCATTATTATTAGTGTCAGTAAGAAATATTTTTGGTGCTGTATTTGATATTGTTAGATTTCCTGTCATTGTGTCATCAGCATCTGACCTGACAAAACTTGCAGAAGATATGCCATCTAGTGTGTCAGCATCTAACCCTGACCCTGCTCCATCTACAGTTTTTATTAAAGTTAAAATTTCACTTGCTGTCTGGTCAGCAGTAGCACCGCTTTCAATACCATCTAGCTTTGTACCGTCTGCTGCAACATCTCTTCCGTCAACAGTTCCAGAAACAGTTATATTTCCTGTGACACCTAATGCTCCTGTAGCACCCGTTCCAGTTGTTACTATATTCTGACTGCCAAAATCAGGACTAATCTTTGTACCTGCGATAGCAGCACTGGCATTTATATCGGCATTAACGATACTAAGATCAGATATGTTGGCACTGGTAACTGTAATTGCTGTTGGTAACGCTCCAGTTGCTAACTTGCTTAAAGATATAGCTGCACTTCCGCTAATATCAGCATCAACAATACTTAAATCACTTATATTCGCACTTGTAACTGTAATCGCTGTAGGCAATGCACCTGTGGCAAGTTTTGACAAGGCAATCGCAGCACTCGCATTTATATCCGCATCTACTATCGCTCCATCAGCTATCTTGGCACTTGTAATCGCATTACTATTTATACTGATTGCTGTTCCGTTACTTGATACGGTTACGTCACCCTTATCACCATCAGGTAAACTAGGACCCTGTGGACCTTGAGTTTTTATAGTGACAATTCGTGTATCACCTTCACTTACGGTAACTGTATTCTTTGTAGTTGTAACATTAACTGAAGTCATGCGGTGTATCCTTCACTTACATATATAGTACCTTCTAAATAATATTCTTTCGACCCCGAAGGAGCAGTTAACAAAACATCATATTTTAAAACATCAGGAGTAAATGTAGCTGTTTGTGTGTCTGTCAACGCTATAGAAACAGAACCAGCAGAACGATCAGTATAAGTTGTTGTAAAATCTGCATATTTTGTGGTGCGTGTTTCTTCCCAAACTTGTGCTTCTACTGTATATCCAGTTAAATTTATCGCAGCATCATTTCCATCTTTAAACAACAGAGGAATAGTATGATCTGATCTACGCTGTAACGTAAAATTATATGTGCCAGGTTGGATCGCCATAATTAGAATTTTATTACATACATCATAGCTATTGAACGAGGTCTTGTTTCAGAACTGTTTGAAGTACCACCTCGGTTACTTTGGCTAATACTTGTTGAAGTAGAAACTGATATTCCTGTAGTTGCTGTATTGATTCTGTTTGACGTGCCAGCGTCTTTAAAACTTAAAGCACCACCACTATTAACTGAGTTAAAAAACCCAACACTCATACTGTGCTGGTGACCTGGATCAGTAACACTTGAACTCGATGAAGCACTTACATTGTGATTATGCTGACCAAACTGACTAGATTGAGATGAAGCTATGGATCTGCCATTATCAACACCTCTTCCATTATCAAAACCTCTAACAAACTCACCACGCAAATCAGGTAAATTAAACGTACTAGAGCCATTCCCTGTTCCATAAGCCGTTCCAATGACAGCGAATAAAACTGAATAAGTTGACCTGCTTACAGCAGCACCATTACACTCTAAATAACCTGATGGCACTGTAGCTACTGCCATGCAAAATACAGATCCGCTTGGTACACCTTGTACAGTTGTAAACGATAAGGCTCCAGAACCATTTGTCTGTAACATCTGACCATTTGACCCATCTGCTCCAGGCAGTGTAAAAGTTACATTACTGCTGACTGAAGAAGGTGATTTTAAGGCGACAAAAGGAGCACCACTGGAATCTTGGAATCTAATAGGTAAGCCATTACTCATATCTAATCCAGCGTCACTAATTTCTACTCTTTCAACACCAGCAGTTGCAAAGCCTATAGTATTAGCTCCTACTCTAAATATTCCTGTATCTGCATCTCCGTCAAAACTTATAGCGGGAGCACCTGCACCTGCACTATCATCAGCTAAAAGCTGACCTGTCATCGTACCACCTGCTCTTGGTAATAATCCTAAGTTAGGAGAATCAACAGACCCTACAGTAACAAAAGCATTATCGGCTGCATTTCTTATTTTTAAATTATTGCTATCTGCTGTATCCACATACGGCATAAAAGCTGATGTATTACTAGGATCAGAACCACCACTATTAAGAGTTTTTATTGCAGCAAAAACAGCATTAAGGTCACTACGAACTGAAGCACCTGACGCATTGGCTATATTATAATCTCCAACTTGTGCCATTTAATAAATACTTTTCTCCATATTACACCCCTTTACCATATCCTACAGCTTGAAATGTGAAAGTTCTATCAACAAAACTAGAACCATTTTTAATATTCACAGTAAATCCTGTACCAGAAACATTAGTTACGGTAAAGAAATCACCCGATTGAGCATTTTGAATTGTTATACCAACAGTAGGTAAGAAAGCATTTGCTCCTCCTAAAGATGAAGTGCCAACAAAAAATGGTGTTCCAAAAGTAACTGTCTTTGCTGATGTTCCAGATGATTGCGGTGCAGTAGATGTACTACCTCCTGTCTGATAATTTTGTTCTGTTCTTGATTGAAATTCTGCTGTAAATCCTGCCTGTTGCACGTTCATGTTTTGAGCAGTATTTGTAGTTTCTAAGATCAACTTAAACTTAAATCTGCGACCTTTAAATGTTCCATTTGCAAAGTTATTGAACGATCCAAAACTACCTGATCCTGCTTGAGATGTTGCTACCTGTATCTGACAGTTTGCTTCATCTGCTGCTGGACCATCAAAGTTACCGTCAGTAGCATAATTATCCCATAATGATCCACTCGGAATAATAGTTTCTATATCTGTTCCTATATTAAAACCGACAGAACGTATAACTCTTCTTAAATCAAGAGAAAATACAGCACCTAAATCTAATACATCTTTAAAAGCATATTCTCCTGTAGCATTTGAAGCTGGATTAGTAAGCTGCAATGCACTGGTCGTAGTATTAAATGTTGTATTGGTATCTACTCCTTGAAATGCTGGGCTATCTAAATCTTCTCTATCCTGTAATATAATCTGAGTATCAATTAGATCAGGTAAATCCTGTATTACACTAGCTTCTCCCGTACTAAAGTTGCCTTGGTCATCTTGAAACTTAAGAATATACTCTCCTTCTAATGATGGAACAACAACATCTGTAGTATTACCAGCTAATGCAGTAACAAGATCAACTGAGTTCTGAAACGTACCACTGCCATCGGTTAGATTACTATGTCTTACATAAACTCTTCCACCATGTAAAACATCAGGATCTACAGCTTTTGTCCATCTAAGTCTCACCAATTTATTAGTTATAGGCTCCATTGATAAGTTCTGAACATCTCCAGGAGGTGTTGTTTTACCTACAGCGTTAAATGTTAAATCAGTTGATGTTGCAGATAATTTTAAAGCTGCATTAAATGAAAAAACCCTAAATTCATAAGCTCCAGCTTCTGTGCCAATAATTTCAAAGTCAGGTCTAAAAACAACTTCATTAACCCAGTTTGTATTGTTAAATCTGTACTGAACAAGATATTGACTTACACCTGTAACAGATACCCAAGACAAAATTAATTTAGTTACCGCAAGAGCATTTATAACAACAATTCTTTCAGATGCCTGTAAGTTTGATGGAGGACTTTTTGGCTCGTTTAATAAAGATATACTTCTTGCAGGTAAACTTATACCAGATTCAATATTTGCATATTTACCATCAATATAAGTTAATGCAGTGATCGCATAATTTATACCATCTTGTTCTTCAACAGTTATTACTCTAAAAGTTTGTGCTTCTAAAGTAGAACTTTGCAATAACCATATAGCATTTACATTTGGTGTTGCAGATAAGGCTGAATCTAATGTAATTACACTTCCTACAATTCCAGTAACATTCTTGGTTTCAACTGTGCCATCGGGTAAAATTACACTACACTTTTTGTTCGATCCAGTAAATGTATCTAAATCTGTTGTGTTATCAACAGTGATCTGCGTAGTAGTTGCTGCATTTATTCTTCCTGATCTTCTTTCTCCACCACGAACAGGATCATTGACAGAGATAACAGATCCAGGTCTTACAATTGCACCAGCATCTATTGATGTTGTAAAACTAATAACTTCAGATTCATTTTGTTCACTAAATAATATTGCTTTACCTAATCTTTGAGCTTGACCACGGGAAGTACAGGCAAATGCTTTTACATCTTTTTTAACTATTCCTAACTTGGCTTGTGCAGCAGTATCTTCTACAACTTCATAATCTATCTCTCTACTATCCATGTTGAAATAACTAACAGAAATAACAGTATGTCTTTGTTTTAAACTGCTACCAGAATACGAAAACCCACCTTCACCTACGTTTGCCAAACTAAATAAATAACTTGGATCTGTTGGTTTATCTTGAGTGATAGTCACAGAACCTTCAGACCATATTGGAAAACATCTCATAACACCAGCTAATTCGTTAATTAGTGTGTATGCTTCCATAGATCCCTGTAGATTTACATTGCAACTAAATCTAGCTTCCTGTCCAGCAAAACCATCTGATACCAGTTCATTTGCATATCTACTAGCTGCTACAAAACTAAATAAATCTAAATTGCTATCAGTTATATGCGTTCCAAATCCATATCTTTCGGTAGTTAATAGATCAAGAAGTATCATTGCAGGACATGAACACCAAACAGCAGCACCCATGGTTCCATTAAAAATATATCCACTTGGATAAACAATTCTACCTGTCTGTAAATCAACAGTAGGTGTGCCAGAACTAGATGCTCCTGCTCCTGGTATTCTTACCTTTACTCCACGAATACGAAAGGCTCTTTTTGGTATAGAACTAAACTGCTCAGAATCTATCCTTAAATTTGTGTAAGCACTGTTTAAATATCTTTGCTTATCGTCAATAATTTCACCAAGACTTGTCCAAGCAAAAGCATCAACAAGACTAGAAGAAGTACTATCTGCTGTAACTCTTACAACTCTAATATCTACAGGAAATGCACCAGTTATATTTACACGATATTCTTTTTGGTACGCATCAGCAGTTCTACCAGTAATAGTGTCTGATAAAACATCGCTGAAACCACCACTATTATATTGAACTTGTATTTTTAACTGAACTGAAGAACCAAGCAAATCTCCTTGATCCGTAGCTTTTTGTAATTGTGGAAATGTTATTGTTATCTTTGCAGCATCAACATTAGTGTTTGTTATTTGACGAGTAACAGGAGAAGAAGTTGTTACTGTTACTCCTACACTTGTCGTTGATTGACTACTTTCAATACCAGGAATATGCTCTTGGTTTGACGTTCCAAAACGAGGTGTGAATCCTACATTTTGAAAGTTAAAATCTGAAGTTTGTGGGCTAGTATTACTAGCACTAGAGTTAAGGATTGGAGTGTCATTTAAAAATATATCTTTTAATGCTGCATTGTTGTATGCAGTAGTACCTTTTGTAAGTCCTGCTTTTGATGCGGTAGCAAAACCTTCTATTTCACCTTCAGACAATAAATCCTGGATCGTAGCAAACTGTCTACTGTTTAAAGTATCAGGTGCTCTTGTCGGAGATGGTGGAGAAGGAGGAGGACCACCAGAACCTCTAATAATTTTATCTGTCATGCTTGTACCTGATTTGTGTCAATACCAGCAGAAATAACAACTGATCCTGTTACTATCTCACCATAGACAATCGGGTGGCTAGTTCCTGCACGGCTAGTATTTTGCACTCCAGAAAAACTAAATGATATTCTTGGATCTTCTTCGTTTGCAAAATCAGGTATATCAGGTACAGGAAATAACATATCGGATACTCCACTTAAAACCAAAGCTGCACCTAAACCAAAAGCAGCTTTAGTAAGACCTGGTGCTGCTGCTAAATTTGCTCCAAACGCTTTAAAACTACCTCCGAATGACAACCCTCCAAAAGCAAATGCACCTCCAATTAATGCAGCACCTAGTAATATTTTGCCAAAGTTTCCACCAGCACCACTAATTACAGGAACGATACTTATATCCGATTGACCGATAGGATTATGTAATTCAGTCTCATCAATGTCATATTCATCAACAAGAACCTTATAATGCCTATTTGCCATATGTGCTTCTAACTTTGGAAAGTTGCTAACAAGAAAACGTATAGCATCAGCAGTAGAATTTATTACAGCGTCTAATTCTTTATGACCTACAAAGTCAGCTAGTTCTCCATAAAGTTTAACTTTTCTGAGCATAGCGATACCTCTTACCAGTACATTTTAACAACCACTCAGAATATGGCTCTCTACAAGATAGTCTATCTGCTAAATGATGTAAAACCATATCCCCAAGAAAAATAGCCACATGATTTAAAGTTGGGTGCATTATCGACATTAATAACACATCACCTTTTTCACATGGTTCGTCTGGCCTAAGTTCTCTAAAACCTGTTCGCCAAGCATAATCTTCAAACAAAGGATTTTCTAAAAATTCTTGTGGTGACATACTTCTTTGATAATCTTTAAGTTTTATACCTTTTTCTTCTTTATACCAATCAACAACTAAACTCCAACAGTCAGTTACACCCCACACCCATTCACGACCTAGTAATGGTGGTTTATATCCACATGGTTGTAAATATGCCCATTGTTCAGTTTTAGGATTTACGATATGCCACGGTAAATTACTATTTTCGCAACTAATTTTATCTGCCTGACTAGGTTCTGGTGGTGTTATAGGGTGACTATGAACAACACCAATAATTTCACCTACATTATCTGCTTTTACATAATCTTCTGGATCAATAATAAAACACTGATTATCTGTAATTGAAAGATTACGACATGGATAGTATCGTTCTTTACCTTTGACATTTAATAACAGCCCACAAGATTCTTTAGGATCTTCACGTTGAGCATGAAGTAATGCCTTATATTTCCAACTCATTGTGTAAACGTGCCAATACTAGGAAATAAAGCACGGGTACATTGACGTTTAGGTGCTCTAACTCCTGCCATATCAATTGCTCCTGCTAATTCAAATTCTACCACTTCTCTATTCTCTGCTGACTTTCGATCTACTGTAAATATCTGACGTTTAAATTCTGCTGTAGGATCTGGTGTACCTAAAGGATTACTACCGCCACTAAAGTTGGCAGCATCAAGAAATCTTGCCATCGTTCTTATTCTTGTAAAAGTAGCACCCGTTAAATCATTACCAGCCGTTGTTTGATTAACAAGCAATAAAATTGCAGATATAGTTCCCAACGCATTACTTACAATAAGTTTTGGTCTTGGAATCTGACCACGTTGATATGCAAAACCTGTAGCTTCTATCGGGAATCTTTGATAAGAATTACCAGCCCATACTATTTCACCATTTGCATTTAAGTTACTTCCAGAATGAAATCTATATATTGTAGTCGCACCATGTAAAGAGTTATCTAGTTGTAATGTAAAAAGTTCAATAATTGCAGAAGGATTTATCTTTTGAACTTCACTAAATACAGGATCAGTACTCATGGTTCGAATACCTCTCTGAATGTTGCCTGTATTGTTGCCCTATTCAGATAAGGTATTGATTTGTTCCATGTCTCGCATACAAATTTAGATGAACTAGCTTCTCCTGGTGGAGTGAAATCAAAGCTGGCACTATCATTTGCTCTTGCATCTAAAAAAGTTTCTATCGTATCTGCATCTGTTTCTGATACCTCAAAAGTAAAGTTAAATATTTTTGGATTTTGATGTTGTGCAAGGCCAAACAAAATTCTATGCTCATAACCATCAGCAAAACGAACTGTTCTGGTATTTGGTGCGGACCTTTTTTGTTGCCCGTATTTAGGAGTAATTGAAGGGAAGGTAGCCATTAAGCAAGTAAACCTCCAGGTCTTTTCTGTTGTACTAATTCAGATTGTACCGCTACTGATATAAGACGGCCAAGTTCTCTACCTCTATCTTCATCTCCTTCTACAGCAGAACCAGAAGCATCTACGTTTACAACTACATTTGTAGAGCCACCTAACTGATTGTTTGGAATTATAGTTCCTGCTCTATCAGGTACAAATAATTCTGGCCCTTTTTCGCCTACGATTGAAGCCCTACCTACAGGTGGTCTACCTCCATTTGCAAATCCAGGAATACCGATAGCTCCTAAGAAAGAGTTAACACCAAACTGTAAAAGTGATCTTTGAATTTGTGCAAATACACTACTAGCAACATCTCCAAGTGTTTTGGTTCCGTTTATTGCACCTTCAAGAGCATCAACTATTCCTGTTTCTATACTGCTGGCAATACTGTCATACAGATTTTTTACCTTTTGTATTTCTTCCTGTTCTTTAGCTAAAACATCTAATTTATCTAATTTTTTTCTTATTTCATCTTCAGTTATGTCTACAGTGCCTTTCATTATTTCTTGTATTCTCATTTCAGTCTCGAACTCTTTTTCTGAAAGTTGATTTTTTAATGTAGCCTTTTCAATCTCTGCATCTAAATCTGCTAAACGATCTATACCTAGTTGTGCTTCTGCTGTTAATTTTTTACCAGATTTACCTTTAGAAATGACATTTGGTGTCTGTTGAAATCTTTTCAACATTTCTTCCATTATTGCTGTTGTAATCGGTCCAGAACTTTTACCTCTTGTTCCTCTTAATTCTTTTAATTGTTCTTCAAAAAATTCTTTCTGTGATCCTTTTAAACTTTTTCTAAACTCTCTAAATTGCCCTGCCGTTGCATCGGCAGATAAACTTTTGTTTAAAAACTGTAGTAAATCCGTTAAAGGACCAGCTATAAACGCATCAAACTTAGTCTTTAATATTCCCATGAGTCTATTAAATTCACTAGATACCTCATTTAGTTTTCTTAAATTTTCTACTCCTTTACTACCTACTATCTGTTGATACTCATTGGATAATAAATTATTTAACTGCTGTACCTTTCCTTGTCTTTCTAATTGACGAGCCAGTTCTTCGGTTTCGTTTGATGTAAATAAAGATCGCTCTCTTGCAAGTTCTAACTTCCCATTCAAAGTGCCCATCTTTTTGGCTGTTTCAAGAGATGCTTGACCAATTTGTTGTAACTGAGAAACTAATGCCGTAGCTGCAATAGAACCAGCGAAACCACCACCAGGACTAAGTGCCTCACCAATTCCACCACCAATAGCACCTGGTATGGCTTGCCCTAGTCCACCTCCAAATAACAAAGGAAAACCACCACCAATAGCAGCACTTTTTATAATTCCTTCTCTTCTACTTTTGGTTAATCTCTGTTGTTTTTCTTTTTCTCTTGCTATCCTTTTTTCTTCAGCAACTCTTTCTTTTGCTAATCGTAAAGATTCTGCTTCTTGTAAAGTTAATAATTGTGCTTCTTTTACTAAATTTTTTGCAGTTTGAAACTTTCCAGCTTTAGCTAATTGCTCTGCTTTATCTAACTTTCCTCTTCTTTCTGCTGTTTGTAATCCGAATCTATCTAACTCATTTAGTTTATTTCTTGTACTTTCAATAGATTTTAATACTGTTAATTCTCTTCCTCTTCTAAATATAGGGTCCTTTTTATTTCTCTCTTTAGCTTCCTTTTCAAACTTCTTTAACTTACCTTTTAACTGGTTAAGTTCTTGCTCAAACTGTTGGGCATCTAGCTTGATATTAACTTCATAAATAGCATCGGCCATCTAATTATGTCGTTTAAGTTTGGATTCTTTTCCTATTCTGTCATATTCTGCCTTTTCTCGCTCACTTTTTAACTGTAAATATGAACTCCAATATATCAATTCCTCATAAGTTACCTTATTTCTAAAATCTTGCAGAGTATAGCCTAGCTTTTCACATAAGAAAAACTGTAAAAATAAATTGTTATCTTCGTCAAGATGTACTTTTAGAGTTTACGGTATCTACCTCCTCCTCTACTCCTTGCATTTTTAACATCAAATCAGTAAGAACAGTTAGAGGAATTTCTCTTCTTAATGAAGCACGATCTCCTTCGCTAAATAACTTATTACCATTTTCATCTTCAGCTTTGTTCATTATGACCTGCAAAGCATATTCCAGGCTTTCAGTGTCATTAGCTTTATTCATTCCAGCAAGTGTTTTATATATTGCCTCTCTATCTGAAATAGTTAAAGGCTTCCAGTAGATTTCTAAAATTACTACATTTTCTTTTTTAATAATGTAACGACTGCGGTTGTCGATACAAAATGCTTCTTTTAGCTTATCAATAGCTCTTTTGTCAGCCATAAATTAATTTTTTGTACTACTCTAATATACCTTAAGATTGCTTATCTGGCTTAAAACCAGCAGAGAAAAAACCTTTAGTTATATCAGTCTTAAGAAACGCATTATGCTCTGTGTACACTTTATACCAGTTTGGGTTGCGATCCCTAGAGGTCAACTGATGTCTTTTTCCGTGCTGCTCATACGTTACTGGATTTCCTTGTGTATCAGGCATTGTGGCATTAGGTCTGTTTACAGCAAAACCAGCATATTTAGCTTCGTTTCCTATATATATGTGACTGTTTAAACCTATTGCTGGTATATCGGGTAAACCTGGTACTCTACCCATTTTTCCTGGGTATTCAACTGTATCCATAAACCAAGTCATAGGTGCTTCTCCTGCTCCACCCGTTGTTCTTTGTGCTTTACTACTCGGAGGGGAACATTGAACTTCATTATTGTTTGCCCTGTCATTAAATTGACTCGGTAGTTGTTGGTCTTTACGTTCTCTTTTTTTATCTTGTGTAGGTTTTACAGGACTTGTAGATACTTTCCAGCTTTTTGCAAAATGACCTGACCACCACGGACCATCACTTTGAAGTCCGTAAACTATTCTTGCTGCTGCATTTGACCTAGCGGTTTCAGCTATCTGCCTTAAATCATCTGGTAATTGTGTGATAGGTCTACGTTTTTTACCCATTGGCACTAAAGTTGCAACTTACAACACTAAGAAAGTGGCTGTCACCCTCTGTAGTTACTGCTGTTGGTCCTACGATTTGTGTAACTCTAGGACTACATGAAAATTTATCTACATAAGTAGATGTATTAACAGAAGTTAATCCTGTTATCACTGTCTCTGATATAGCAGATGCGATAGCAGATCCTTTGTGCGGAGGTGTCATTACACCGCATCTAACTGAACCTTGATAATACGTTTGGGCTGCTCCTTGCGGTTGAGCAGTAGCCTGATTAAAATTTATATTTACCATTACATATTTTTTATTTTTTCCTGGTGTTGTAAATGGAGTATTATCAAAAACTACAGTTACACTTGGGTCGGAGTCTGTAACAGCATCTTGTATAGCTGTTTCTATAGCTGCTCTCGCATTTACTAAAGTCATTAGAATACAATCCTCAAACGAAATAAATACTCTTGACCACCTTTTAGTGTTCTGATGTCCATTATCTTAGCAAACCTAGTTGATCCAGAAAAAGTTAATTTTACTTCGTCTTGGAGTACAGGTTGGCTATCTCCAATTTGGTCGGGGGTAATATATAACCTTGCAGTGTTTTCTTGAAATCCACTTTCCTCATCTGAATCAACAAATTCTATAGGAGTCTTAAAAGTGTATTCAGTATCTACTGTGTGATATTCTCCCGTTTCATTGTTATAACTTGATACTCCTTTTCGTATGTAAGTGATTTCATTATCTAAAGAAACTCCTAGTTGAGATACAACTTGTTTTGCAATTTTTTTAAATGCTGCGTCTAGTTGTCCTGCCATTATCCTCTAACTACCCTCATTTGAAAAGTTCCTGCTCCACCTAGCATATACGCTCCAAGATAACTTTGTAACCAAGGGTAAACATCTAAAATATTATTTACCGATCCTGTTCCCTGGCTTGCAGTATTGTACTTTACCTCTATATCTCCTAATTTTACTTCAGAAAAGTTACCATCTGTTCCTGTGTTACCTGTCATCGCATCTGTATCATTTGCCAAGGCTCTAGCTAATTCGTACTGTGCATACTTAATATTGTTTGGAATAGTTGAACAACTTAATTCAACTCTATCTACTTGATAATTAGTTCTTGGAAACTTTAATGCCTGATTTTCGTCACATCTATCACCTTGAAATACAAAAGTATCAATCCATCTTGTAGCAGCTATTAATGATCTATTTTTCTGATCGTCTGTTTTATTAGT